GGAAAACGAATGTTGATACGTTCAGTCTTCCGAGCCGCAAGTCGATATGGGTCTTTCTCGTCAGCACAGCCTTCGTTGCATACACGCAAACCGGGAAAGTTTGGATCGTTTCTCATCACCGCATGAGGACGCTTCATCTTGCACCGATCACAAATCGCAATCGATATTGTAGACATTCCACGTGTATCAAGGAATATAGGCATAATTACCTCGTATACACAGAGATATTAGGTGCAAAGTATTCTGGTGATTTGTCGCGTTCTTCTTGTTCGACATCATAAAGATGCTTATCTGCCATCTTTTCAAGATACATGATTCTTTGAATGTCAACTGCAGGAAACTCCAAGCTCATTTTGTGAGCTAGTAAGTTAATTACAGCCTCATACCAACGATTCGGTATGGCCAATTGCCCCGAAAGGGCACCAACGTCTTGGATATAGGCTGAATACCATACAGTGACCTGCACAAATGAAGTAGAGGGGACTGGCCAAAGCGCCAAAGTGGGATTTGGTATTGTTCTTTCAAAATAATATTGAAAAGGTTGGTTGGCAGTAAAGTTTTTGTTAGGCAAATTGGTGTAATCGTCCCTATTTAGACGTGACATCTCAATTTCTGTGCTCATGTTGCCAAAATATAGCTCTCGCAACGCCAATGTAGTGCCATTAAATGCCAAAATACGGTAGTAAATGACATTGGATCCGGGATCTATGTCTTGCCAAATCCATTGGCCATCAGTCACCGTGACTGCAGTAGCCGTATATAGCGTAGTCCAGTTTGTATTATCGCTCGAAGACTGTAAGTAATAGCTCCAAGTAGACGTTCCCCCCCCAGAAATGTAGGGCATGATGCCAATTGAGCCTATATACTGAGGATTACTTGTGCCGTAATTGATTGCAAAGTTTCCATTTGCGCTTGTTTGTTGGCAATATGTACTGACATCTTGGTCATACAAGTTGGAAACAGTACCGCCTGCGCTAGAAGTATAGCTACCAGAAGGTTGCTTCATTTGCCGATATAAGACGTTTAGAGCGTCATTTGCACCCGCAGGCAGGGTGTACATATACTGGTTTGCATTACAGCCTATAACGGTCTTAGAAATGGCAAAATACTGTATTCCACGGTTCATCATGTGCGACAAAAGGAAAAAAAGGTTTTCCCTAGCCGCTAACTGAAGCTCAGAACTTATCTCTTCGGCCAATTTTCCGCACCTACGCGCCGCATGATCAATTACGGTTTGTACGGTAACTACGGTTTGACCTACTGTTCCTGAGTATGCCATTTAATTTCCTTACCAACCGGGACAGTTCCAACGCTTTAGTGATGCCTTAGCTCTTGGCGCATCTCCACTTGCGTGTTTTACTACCCCAGACATTCTTGCACAAAATGAATCCTTGCGTGAACCACCTTGGGGCTGTGGAGCCTTTAAATGGCTTCCTGTCTCACGGTTGTACTTAGCCCTGCCTTTAGCTGTGAGTCCCGCGCCTTTGTCTGTCGATAGTTTTTCACCTCGTCCGACAGCCAATGACACGCCACCACCATCTTTGTGCTTTGCAGTTTTAGCTGATTCTTTGAAAGCTTCAGCAGTTGGGGCACCCTTTGAACCAACTTTTCGCATTTTTTCATGAGATCCATGGGCAATCCTCTCTTGTTTTGCATGAATATTGGCATACAAGCCGCCTTTGGCCATTTTCTTCCCCTCATCAGCTTTGACAAATTCTTTGCCGACCTTCTGAGGAACACCACCAAACCCACCTTTTGTGTGGGCGGCGGCTTCCATCAGCCTGTGTTGAGCAGGTGATTTACTTGGCATATTAAGCTTGTGACTCTTGCCAAGATAAACGGGCAAATGCAGTACCGTTTGAACCAATTTGGCTAACCGTTACATACAAAATATCAGGACCATCAGGATAAGTTCCCGCTTGGCTTGTAGGCACAGTGTTTGACAATCCACCACCCAATATGCAATTACCAAAAGGTGCAACTGCAGTTAAGTCTAGAGTTGTTTGGCCTGCTGTATTGGTAAAGAATGCCGCAATGGACTCACCGCCAGTGATGGTGGTTGCTGTATTGGTATTCGTAGCCACTTGCACAATTGAACTTGTATTGGTGTTGTTTTGTGTTGGAGAAGCAAAAGAAGTGAATCCACTTGTTCCACCAATAACACCATTCAAGATGAACTGAACAAGATAACTTGTAGTAGTCAACATAGCAATCTCACGCATTTGCAACTGCAAGCGATTGATAATCTCTTTGACCCCCAATGTACCCACAGTGCCGTTATCCACCGAAGGAGCCACGCGAATAGCCATAATTGGCACAGCCGTAGTGCTTGAAGTAGATACAGCCGAAGTCATACCGTAGTTAAAAATCAACGATATGTCATTGGTAAATCCACCGTCCATAACCACTGATGAACCCCAGTGAGATAGTTGAGCGGCAGTATCAGGAGATGCATACTCAACAGCAATTGGAGCAGTTGCAGAATAGGTAAATGCAGTAGCGGCGGCACCACCTGTTGCGCCCCTTGTAGCGCCTGTCAGAGATGTAGATGTCAATCCAGTATAAGAAATATACTCAATGACTCCAGAAGTACCATTACCAATAATACGAGCACTTCCACCTGCAGGGTTGAATCCTGATGTGCTACTCACATTAATCGTAGTGTCAGAAACGCCAATACTTGATGTAATGGTTGTCAATGGCAATATACTGTTTTGCTCATAGTGTGATGGCAAGTTTCCTGAACGCATATATGCTTGATATTGCACATTGTTGTTCTGGAATCCATAAACATAAATGATTGCACCACTTGTTGCCCTAAATCCAAATCTAGCTACACCTGCACCGTACCAAGAATAGTCCATGTAGAACATTTGTATTTTGGTCAAGTCTAGGTTATATCCAGATGGATTAGATGCAGATCCAGAACCATCACACACATCCCACCATTGTGATTGTGGAATCTTAGTCTCAACAACCCTTGAAACTAGAGCATTCGCAATGGTTGCACCACGATACTCAGGAGTTATATAAAGTTGTGTGTCGCTAGTGATAGTCAAAACTCTGTAAGTTTGGCCGCGAATGGTAATATAGTCACCAACCACCAATTGGGTTGTAAATTGAGTACTGCTACCAGTTACCAATGAACTGTTTTGTGTTGCAGTAACTGTTCCAGTAATTTGGTTAACGCTATTACGCAATACGCAATATAGTGTTTGGCCATCAAATTGGAAGAAGATACCGTTTTGGCTATCAAAGAATCCAATCTTGTTGCTTGATCCATACCAAGAATATGGGCTAACGTGAGGGATAGAAGGTACAGTAGATGTGGCTGTAGCCGCTGTTGGAGTTGACAATGCGGTATAAGTAAATGTCAACGCTGTAGGTACACTGGTAATTCTAAAAATACCATTGTAGGCAGACTGATCAAATCCATTAACTTGCACATAAGTGTTAATAGTAAAATTATGAGGAGTCTTACTTGTAACAGTTACTGTTGTTCCAGATGAAGTTAATGAAGTAAACGCAATCTGTGGTTTTAAAATAGTACCAGTAGAGAACTGAATACCTTTACCAGACTGGTATCGGAAATAACGTCTTGTCTGTCTGAACAGTTGCTGATTAGGAACGCCTGCACCCGCAGTAAAGTTTACAGAGCCATCATAAGCATGGCAATCCACCCAACCCACTGGACGGGCATAAAGATTAGATTGACCTGCCGTGTTAGCAATAGTCGTAGATGGTGTTCCATTCACGTTTGTAAACGTGAAGGTTGTTGCTGAAGGTGTTGTTGCTACAGTTTGTGCGCCATTGATCTGTGTTGCAGTCGATGGTCCTGTTGTTCCAGTGATGTAAATGGAAGAACCTGCTGACAAACCATGTGGGAATGAAGTTGTACAAGTTACTGTAGAACCAGAAAATGTAAATGCAGTCGTGCCAGTCAAGGCAAAAGCGCAATTTGAAAACGTGTAGCCTTGATAGCAATAGGTAGTAGCCGCAGAATAGTTGTTGACAGTAGTAACTGGATTGGCAACTTGAACGGTAATAGATGTACCTGCGCTAACACCTGCGACTACATATGCCCAACCTTGAGCATTAGGATCAATTGTGTCCTCAATAAAGAAAGGCGTACCAGTTGCAACAGTCACATTTGATGCAAACGTAATGACTAGCTGATATGTATTAGCTTGATTGCCTGTAATAGCAGACACTGGCAATGCCGCAGAGGGCAAATAATACAATGATTGACGATTGTTTTCTAGAGAAATTTGCTCCCACTTGGTAGGCTGTTGGCCATACTCAAAGTCGGTATCAATCAAGGATTGGGGCGTAGATACACGCATTTTGTCTACAGCATCATAGGCTCCAGACCTTTGTGCCTGCTGAAGACGTAATTGATTGTCAGTATTTGACGTTGGGCCAGTGTAAACTGATAATTCAGACATTATTCCACCTATAAATCATGAAGTGGGAGCCGTAGCCCCCACTTTTCTTACTTTTTGATACTGCCACCACGCTTTTTAGGTGGTACAACTGTAGTTGATTTTACAGTTTTAGTCACGCTACCTGATGGAGGCGCTCCAAATCCCAAAGCATTCTTGACCATGTTGTATCCACTTGTTAGCGGCTTCAACATCATGTCACGCATTGCTATATTGTCGGCCTTGTCTTGTTTTGCAACAGAGTCATAGCCTCCATGAGATTCGTCAGTGGTAGAGCCACCACCATCAAACTTTTTTACGTGGCCACCCTTCTTGAACACACCCGACAACTCATTGATCCGAGTAGCTCTTGAAGGAGGTTTGTTAGCTTGGGGCATTACCACGGCAGAACCCTGTTTGTTAACAGAGCCCCCCGTGGCGAAGTGCTTTTTTGCGTGGCCACCTCGCTTGAATCCACCTGCATTAGCTTCTTTCACCTCACCAGTTTTGGTGTGTGATTTGCCCTTGGGTGTAGTATCAACATTGTAGTTGGTGAAGTGACCTTCATTGCCTTCAATGGTGCCCTCTAGATCAACCATGCCGCCTTTAGCATAGTGGTGCTTCTTAGCCTTGCCACCGTGCTTGAAACCGCCGTCATTGGCCATATCAACTTGGCCTGTACCGCGAGCTTTTCTATCAGGCATTGCAGTGTGCAAATCAGTGTTCTCGTAGTAGTGCTCATTACCCTCGATAGTTCCACCCATGACTGACTTGCCACGTGTTTCGCTCTCGTTGGTCTCACTAGGAATACGTGAACCAATTGCACCGCCACTAGCGTACTTGCCGCCTGAACACATAGCTTTATGGTGCTCCATCATCTTTTTGTGATGAGCAGAACCACCTTCTTTGTGCATTTTGGCATGGTGTTTAGCCATGTGCTTGTGGTGCTCAATAGAGCCTTCAGGATGGCCAGATTTATGGTGAACCTTACCACCATGCTTAAAACCACCTGCATTGCCCTCTTTGATTTCACCAGTACCGTGTGCTGTATCACGACCTGCACCAACAACCTTGGTTTTGACAAAAGGCTTTTGGTTGTTTTCAATGGTATTTTTTGTTTCAAAACTATCCATTTCCTTCCCGCCGTCAACCTTGCCACCCTTGGCATAATGATGTTTAGATCCACCAGTTTTGCATTTTTCCAAATGCTCCATGGCTTTATCTAGATGATGAGCACCGCCACCTTCTTTGTGTTTCTCAAGGCAAGCTCTGGCTTTAGCAAGATTCTTCATGCGCTCAGAAGCAGAACCACCTGCGGCCATACCTTTGTGGGCTAAGTGAGCAGGCATATGCTCGTGATGACGCAACTCTTTTTCAATCTTCTCAAAGCGTTTGTCTTCAGCTTCTTGCTCTTTACGAGTTTCGATCTCACCGCCGACAGCCTTGTGAGCCTTGCCACCTTTTTTCATCAAAGGAGTAGCCATTGCCTTGCGGCGCATAGCCATGCTAGGACGCATAGGAGCCGCACCTGCCATTGCAGGAGCCATGCCCATAGGACGTGCCATAGGCATTCCGCTCATTCCACCCATAGCGTGGTGTTCCATTGACTTGTGGCCGTGCTCTTCCTTGCTTTCATGCTTTTTGGAAACATGACCGCCTTTTTTGAGCTTCAGAATAACTGAAGGCTCGTCAGTCATCATTTTGGGCATTTGGACGAATCCAGTTGCACCCTTCATTGCTTTTGCCATGAATTATTCTCCTTTAAGCTTGGGTGATGCCAAGCAAACCAGTTGCTGTAGCGTTAGGGCCAACCTGAATTGCAGTCAAACCTAACTCAAGTACCAAACGGGCTAGACCGTTCAGAGTGCCGCCGGGTGCATAAGTGCCGCGCACATCAGGTGTTACTGAGGTAGAAGTAAACTGGGGAACCAAGCTCATACCAGAGGTAATTGTTGTGCCGCTAGTAGCAACATAAGTACCTGCCAAGTAGTTGGCTTGAGTTGTAGACAATTTACCAGTTGTACCGTTAATCTTTGTCCACCAGTAAGTAGTGTTCAATGAAACTCCGGTCAAAGTACCCAAAGCACCAGTCAACTGAATCAAAGTACCACTCTCAGGAGCATAGGCCACGGTGATAACGCCGGGCGTAGCTGATGTGAAGTTAGTAATTGATTGAGTATTGTAGTTAGTGGTGTTGCTGTAATAGCCACTCAAGTAAGTACCTGAATCAAATGCAAGTGATCCAGTAAACTTGTTAGAAAGGATATAACTAGCATCGCTCATACGAGCAGGCAAACCGAGGATATTTGTTGTATCAACAGACACTGCAACAGTGGTTGCGGCTGAATAAGCAACTGAATAAACTTGGAAGAAAGCCTTGCGACCACTGGTAGTTGTTGATGCAACAGTACCAGACTGAATGATTTCAGTCATTGATTGGCCGTAATAGTCATAACCAGTGATAGTTATAACTGAATTGGTGGGTGATCCTGATGCTGTGGTTACAGATACTGCACGTGGATAGTCAAACTGAATAACAGAAGTACCATCTGAACGAATAACAGTAGTTGTTCCTGCAGTAGCAGAAGCAGTGGCAAGTGCAGTACCACTATAAGTGGTTGCAGTTGTAGGTGTCTTGGCGGCCAATACAGCGGCAGTAGTGGCAACAGCAGGAGTTGTATCATATAGATACACACGTCCCATTGGGCCAAAGCCAACTGACATTGGGGAAGGATTCTGAAAGGCGCTGTTGGCGTTTGTGCCAACGTACGCAGGTGCATTGCCTAGAAATAGGTCATCTGAAAATTGGGGCATGATCTTTACTCCATGAAAAGTTGATCAATTAAAAAAAAGGGGAGAGGTTTTGCCCCTCCCCACTTTGGCATTAAACGCCTGCTGTACCAAACAACGCGCGTGGATCAGTCCAGTTAGGAATGTAACGCTCAGTTGCTTTATAACGCATTGAATCAGTCTCGAAATCACCTTCCATGGTTTTCTCCAAACGTCTACGCATCATGAGCTTCATGCCCTCTGGCGCATCAGTCTGAACCCACCATGCAGTGGATGATGTCAAACGTGACAGGATCGCGGCACCTTCGTCCAACAAACCAATTGACTTGACAGGATTCAAGTCATTGTTTGCTGTACCAGTACGCAATACTGATTTCAACAACACTTCAGCTTGGAAAATATTGCCGGGAGCCACCACCAATTGGCGGGGAACCAAACGAATTTTCTTACCGTTGTTATCAACTGCTTGACGGATTTGAATCAACATCTGTTCAAGAGATGTTTGGCTCAAAACTGCGGCTG